CGGTAATGTCAATACTGCCGGAACATATAGCATTGGCGGCACGACAATATTAGCGTCTAACGGCATCTATGTTCCAAAGCTGGCTTCTGACCCAACTGGACTTGGCGCAAGTGACGCTGGGTACACATATTACAACACCACAGATAATGTCATACGGCACTGGGATGGTTCTAAATTCTTACAGATGTCTAATAAGTTTTCTGCAACTGGCGGGACTGAAAGCACATATTCATCAGGTGGCGTAACTTATAAGTCGCATACTTTTACTTCATCTGGCACTTTTATAACGGAGGCTACGGGGAACGTAGATGTAATTGTAGTCGCTGGTGGTGGTGGTGGTGGCTGTGCCTCTGGCGGTGCTGGTGCTGCTGGTGGGGGCGGTGGTGCTGGTGGCTGTATTGTTTCAACTGCTGTTTCTGTAGGTGCTGGCTCTCATTCAATTATAATTGGTGCTGGCGGCGGCGGCTCAAGCAACAACAATACTGGTTTTGGAACTGGTGCTGATGGCGGTGCTTCATCAGCATTTAGCAGCATCTACACAACTGGTGGTGGCGGTGGTGGCTCAAGAGACACAGCAGGTAACGATGGCGGTTCAGGCGGTGGCACAAACCACGGTGATACCTTCACTGGTTCTGGTAACGCTTTCGGTTCTGGTATCTCAGGCCAAGGTAATAACGGCGGCAACGGCGGTAACATCCCTTCACCATCAGTAGGCGGCGGCGGAGGCGGCAAAGGTAGTGTAGGACAGACAATGGGTTTTAATGATACTGGCGTTGGAGGCAACGGTGGTTCTGCTCTAGCAAATGCTTTCCGCACTGGCACAAACGAAAACTATGCTGGTGGCGGAGGCGGAGGCGGAGGCTTCAATGCTGGAGGTTCTGGCGGTGGAAACGTAGGCGCTGATGGCGCTGATGGCGATGGTGTAAATAGCTCTCGTTCTATCTCTGCACCTAATAATGCTACTGCTAATCGCGGCGGTGGCGGTGGCGGTTCATCAGGTAATGGTAATGGCTCAAATGGTGCAAGTGGCATCGTAGTTATAAGGTACGAAATCTAATGGCACATTTCGCAAAAGTACAAAAAGGCATAGTGACAGAAGTTATTGTTGCTGAACCCGACTTCTTCGACACCTTTGTCGATGATAGTGCGGGTGAGTGGATACAGACATCCTATAACACCAGAGGCGGCACACACGCTCTAGGTGGAACGCCTTTGCGTAAAAACTACGCTGGCATTGGTTTTACTTATGACAGCGAACTCGATGCCTTTATTCCGCCCCAGCCTTACCCAAGCTGGACTGTTAACTCAGACACTGGGCTTTGGAAAGCACCAACTCCGCGTCCTGATGATGGCGAGGAGTACCAATGGAACGAAGACACCCAGTCTTGGGTGGAAACAGTGACGGAGTAAACCAACATGACAAAAGCGAACGATCTCGCGTCCCTCTTAGACGCCAACGGAGATGTTGTGTCTACAGCATTGGACAACGTACCAGCATCTAATGACGCATCTGCACTAAGCACAGGCACTCTCCCAGACGGTAGATTTCCTGCGACACTGCCAGCAGTGTCAGGTGCAAACCTAACTGGTATCCAAGCTGGCGCAGGGTACTTCGATGGCAACAACGGTGCAGGTGGAGACACCACAAACGGCAAGGGTGACATCTTCCGTGTTCACTCTCAGACACTTACCTCAAACGTAACCATAGGCTCTACAGACAACGCTTTGGCTGTTGGCCCTTTAACGATTGACAGTAGCACTACGCTGACCGTCAACGGAAACCTGACGGTGGCATAGATATGGCTTCGATATTAAATGTAGACCAAATCAATAATGCGGCGGGTACGTCTGCTGTCACGATTGATAGCAGTGGTAATATGGCTCTTGGAGCTAATTTATCTGGCGCATCGCAAGGCTCTATCGTAGCCCCTCATTTGCCGATTCAAATTAAATATATACGAAGCAATTCAGAAACTCAATTTAACGGCGGCACCACACCAGTAGCAGTTGATTCGTCTTATGTTTCAATTACGGCTTTACGAAGTAACTCTGACTTTATCTATGCCTGTGCTATCCCCGCCGAACACGACAATGTTACCGCGCAAAATGTCTATGCACAATTATACCGAAGGCAAAATGGCGGCTCGTGGGGCTATGTTGATAATTGCACAAGCAATCTTCAATCTCCCGCTCAAAACGGTACAACCTTAAACACAAGTATATTTATGGACTATAACCACGGTTCAATCACTGCGGGAGATGTCATCGAATATAAGATTTACGTTAGCTGTAATGCAACTGGGAGTACGTTGTTTCATTTCAACCAGCCTAATCTTAGTGGACAGCCATCAAACGAAAGCACCAACTTTAGCCACGGTTATGTAATGGAGATTGCACAATGAGTACGCTCTATGTTGATACAATCACCGAAAAGACCAGCGGTAGCGGTGTGCAGATTGCTGACCTTGTGCCCGCAGCGGGTAGTGTGGTTCAGGTCAAGCAGTCTGTAAAGACCAGCCCTCAAAGCATCGCTACAACGTGGGGATTTACGAAGTTATCAGACTTAACTGTCAATATCACACCGACTTTAGCAAATAGTACCTTTGTTATCACTGCCAGTATTCACTGCGGCAGTTCATACTTTGCTTATGGATTTTCAATTTATAAAGATGGCGTTGATATTGGGCCAAAAGGGGACGTTGGTGGTAGTAACACTCGCATTACTTTTGGCGGGAACACCTATGACCAAAACAGTGGTAACGAGGATGAAGAAAGCCGTATGGAGACTTATACTTATGTCTATGATTCCACTGCACCTGCTGGCACATCAGTAGCGTTTGACATCTACGGTGCGCCTTATAGTGCAACATATCCACTGCAAATTAATAGGTCAGCGAGTAGTAGCACTACTGCTGCAAGAATTAGAG